TTTTTGCTAGTTTTATAGGTTATATAATTCTTATATTATTTTATTTATTTAATTATTGAGAGATTTATGATAAAACAGATAATTTGTTTAAAAGTAATAAATATACAGATAAAATATCAAAATTATTATGTAATTTTATGGATTTTCATAGTATTGTTCATCACGATACAAAAATAAATAAAAAACCAATAAATATTTTATATGAATCAATAAATAACGCGTTTTTTCAAGGAATCGGATTAATTTTAATGACAAAATTAGCATCACAATTAGATTTTTTTATGGTTATGTTTTGGACTATATTTTATGTAACAGTTCATAATATAAATTTTAATTTAAAGTCGTCGTGGATTCACAGAGACCATCATAAAAAAACATTGACAAATATAGGTTTTGGATTTGAATTTTTTGATATAGTATTTGGAACAGGAAGACAAACAGAATCACGACCTGATATGGCTATTAATGTAATAGTCATAACAGTAGTATTATATTATTTAGTTCCATATTTTAAAAATAAGGATTAGATATTATTTCGAACTAATTTTAATAATGTTTTTTCTTCTTTTTTACCTTGATAAGCGAGTTTCATATTAGCAAAAATAAGTAATTTTTTTACAAATGAAACAAAATTAAATTTGTCTAGTTTATGAATACTATCTGCTACTTCGTCAAAGGATAAAATAGAAGGTTTTTCTTCAGTATTGTATAATTGATTAATATATTGTTGTCCATAGAATGAAGTAATAAATTCATTATTTTGACAAGTTGAGTAATGTGAAACCATATAAGCTTTTTTAACATGCTCTAAATAACTTTCTTTAAATTTACCAAAAGCTAATTTTTTTAATATTTTTAGTGTATTTTCAACTACTTCACGAATATGTTTATTTTTTGTGGATATTTCAATAACTAAAAATGTTCCATATGGATTAGTATAGTTGTCTAAGCCAACATTGTAAATTAGTTGTTTTTTTTCTCTTAATTCTTCCATAAGCATTGAAGTAATACCACTTCCTATAAATTCTTTAAAAAATTCAATATATAAAACTTCAATATCTTTTTGATAAATAGGTGAGTGAAAAGCAAATGTTAGTGTAGTATTATCAATATTTGTATTTTTTAAATATTTAACATCAATACCTGGTTTAAAAATGTCAGAATATTTTGGTATTACCTTAATAGGTCTTGATTTAGTTAATCTTTTTTTTAGTAAATTAATACATTTATTTTTTGAAAAATTGCCAGAAATAACAAAAATCATATTTCCTGAACCATAAAAGCGATTACACCAAGATTTTAATTGTGGAATTGTAAAATTTTTTAAATTTTTAAGCTGTAAAGGCATATCATCCTGATATATTAATCCTTCAATTCTGAATAACATACCATTTAATAAATTATATAATCCCATATTTGGATGATTGGCGTGAATCATTAATTCATTTTGAACAGCTGTAATTTCTTTTTTCATTCTAGAAATAGATAATTCAGGATTAACACTTATACTGACAATATAATCAAGCATTTCTAAATTGAATTGTTTTAAGCCGTGCATATAATATTGAATAGTAGTTTGACCAGTGCTGGCATTTGTTAATACTCCTCTTTTTTTCCAATAAGCTTGACAGCCTTTACTACCACATTTTTTCCATCCATCACATACCAAATGTTCTAATAAATGTGATATACCGGCATTTTCTTTATTTTCATTTATAAAACCACTACTTATAAATGATTCAATCATAGTAGTTTTAGCATCAGGGTTATAATTTAAAATAATTTTAAAATCATTAATATCAATAACTTCATGTTTGTTTTTAGACATATATATATTTATTACGGAAAAAATTAAAATTTCCTTTCTAAAATAGTAATAATAATGATAAAATATTTTATTGGGATATTTATTTTTTGTATTGTTTTATTTTTATATTTACATATAAATTATCATTTGAAAACAAGTAACGATTTGGAAGTTTATTCTATAGAAAGACCATCAAAAGAAAGATTAGAAGAAATATGTAATATAAGACAACCAGTAATTTTTGATTTTTATAATGAATCTATATTAGAAAATTGTAGTTTAGCCAAATTAGATGATGATTATGGTGCTTTTGATATAAATATGAGAGATATTTCAAATAAAGATGAAAATAGTGAAATGTATTTACCTTTTTTACTAAAAGAAGCTATAAATATTTTTAGAGATGATGAGAATGAAAAATTTGTAAGTGAAAAAAATCAAGATTTTTTAAAAGAAACAGGTGCTATTAAAAATTATAGTTATAATGATGGATTTTTAAGACCACCTCTGGTGAGTAAATGTATATATGATATAATGACAGGTTCAGTTGGATCTAAAACACCATTAAGATATAATTTGAATTATCGTAATTTTTATTATGTTACAACAGGAAAAATTAATATAAAATTAATTCCACCACACCATAGTAAATATTTATATTCAGTGAAAGATTATGATAATTTTGAATTTAGATCCCCAGTTAATGTTTGGAATATTCAGAGCCAATATAAATCTGATTTTAATAAAGTGAAAGTTTTAGACGTGACATTAAATAAAGGAGAAATAATACATATTCCAGCTTTTTGGTGGTATAGTATTGAGTATGAAAAAATATCCAGTGTATGTTCATTTCAATATAGAACTTTTATGAATGTTTTAGCAATATTTCCACAATTAGTATTAGCTATGTTACAAGGTCAAAATATTAAAAGAAATATCGCAAATAAATTAGATACAGAAATAAAAAATACAGATGATAATGAAAGTAAAAAAGATAGTAATGATATAAAGAAAGAAACATAAAGATAATATGTATAATCTGAAAAATATGAAAATTATAGAAGATGCGTTTATTGATATGATACTTAGATCATCAAAAAAACCCATTTTATCAACAATTATTGTTTGTATTTCTTATATTTTATTTGTTATTTTAATACTTTTATTTTTGTATAAAATTTTATGATTTTGTTAAAATATAAACACTATTTGTATTAATATTTTAATTATGAATTATTTACCAGAGGAATTAATTTTAACCATAGTAACATATTTAAACTATAAAAATGAAGAAATGATTAATTGTAGAGTACTTAATAAAAGTTTTAAACAAATAGTTGAAAAACCAATAACAATTGATGGTTATCCTGATGTAATTCAAACATCACTCTGGTATTTCTCAATAGATTATTTGTTATATAGAAATTCTATTGAAAGGCAAGTAAGAGAAGCTAATAAAGAATTTGATAATAAATATTTAAATATGTTAATTGAAGAAGGCTGGTTGTAAAATTGAATAATTAATAATACTTTAAAATTTTGATTAGTAGAATATGAATAATACATATAAACTTAGGTTGGAGGATAGACAAAAAAATAAATTTGCCTTGGTCAATGCCTATACATTGGCTGATGCTCCAATTCCTCCTGGTTTTAATCCTATTAAATTTAAAATGTTTAATCAAGATATATTTACTTACATCGATTGTGATGTAAATATATTACATTCTTGTGCTAGGTCTATGAAAATTATTCCAGCTGTTTTGTCTCTTGAAAATTCACAAACATTTGGAAGAGTGAAGGATAAATTTCTATATAAGTGTATTCCTGATGATAAAAGATTACCAATATTCTTAGTTCCCTATAAAATAAAATTAGGGTTTTCAAAAAGTATAAAAAATAAGTATGTTGTCTTTCAGTTTAAAAGTTGGGAGGGCAAACATCCGATAGGTTCTCTAACACAAACATTAGGCGATGTTAATCAATTAGATATATTTTACGAATATCAATTATATTGTAAAAGTTTATATGCGTCTATTCAAAATATTACTAAAAAAACTATGAAAAAGTTAAAGGAGAAAACAGAAGAAGAATATATTGAAATTATAAAAAATAGTAGCGAATTAAAGGATTATAGAAATACAAGAAATATTTTAAGTATTGACCCATCTACCAGTAGAGATTTTGATGATGCTTTTGATATTGAAAAAATAGGCGACAGTTATAGAATTAGTATCTATATTTCCAACGTATCCTTCTGGATGGATGCTATGGATTTATGGGATTCTTTCTCTAATCGAATTTCTACTATTTACCTACCTGATAGGAAAAGACCAATGCTTCCTACAGTTTTATCTGATGCGTTATGTAGTCTAACAGAGAATGACGTGAGATTTGCTTTAGAATTGTCTCTTATAGTTAAAGATTTTAATATAGTTAGTTTTGAATTTAATAATTGTATGATTACAGTTAAAAGAAATTTAAGATATGATACTGATGAACAGGAAAATAATAAGCATTATAAAATGTTATTTGAGCAAATTAAAATGATGAATAGAAAAAAGAAATATATTGATTCTATTGAAACAAGTCATGATGTTATTGCTTATCTGATGATTACAATGAATTATATATCAGCTACTGAATTAATCAGGTTAAATACAGGTATTTTTAGAAGTGCCAAATTTGGAAGTAATTTTACTCCACCTGAAAATGTACCTAAAGATGTTAGGAAGTTTTTAAAACACTGGAATAGTCAAGGAGGTAAATATTCTAAAGATTTTGGTCAGCATGATATGTTAGAGTTAGATGCTTATGTTCATATTACTAGTCCAATTAGAAGATTAGTAGATTTGTTAAATATTATGATTTTACAGGATAAATTGGGTTTATATGAAATGTCTCCAAAAGCAAAATTATTTTATGAAAGATGGACACATGAATCTAGTATTGAATATATTAATACTACAATGCGGTCTATTCGAAGGGTTCAAAATGATTGTTCATTACTTAAGATTTGTATGGATGATGATAAAATTCTAAATACAATTTATGATGGATATATATTTGACAAAATTATAAGAAATGACGCATTATATCAATATATGGTTTATTTACCAGAATTAAATATGGTGAATAGATTTACAAGTCGTCATAATAAAGATGATTTATCGAAGCAACAATTTAAAATATTTGTATTTACCGACCAAGTTTCATTAAAAAGAAAGATAAGAGTAGAAATACAGTAAAAAATTGAATGATAAGTAATATATTAAATTTTTTATATAATCATGATGTCTTTGTGGGATAAATTACCAACTGATATTATTCAACATATTTATGAATATGACTCAACTTACAGAGAGAAAATGAATGAAAGTTTAAATTTTATTGAACATGCTTGTCCAATTTGTTGTTGTGATGGTGGAAAAAAGGAAAGATACAGGCACCATTGTAATATAGAAAATTTTGCATTCACTTTTTGGGATTGGGAATGGAGACGTAGAAATGCTTGTCCAAAACATAATCCAGGAGATTTTGATAAAGATGGGAATCAAACTGTATATAACTGGAGAGATATGGAATACTATATTCCTCATCATCATCAGAGTCTTCCTGAACAAATTTTGTATCCGGATATGCTAACATTACCTCATTTTGAACCTATAACGATTCATTATGAAATCCGCACAGGACGCAATTGGTATAGATATAATGGAACAATTAACTATAATAAAATTATGTTAGATTTGTGGATGTTTTCTACACGTAATAAAAATATTAATAAAATTCCTATTAAAACTTATTCTCGTAAAAAACTTAGTGGAGCAAGATTTATGGATATGACACACGACCAGCGTCCTATTGCCGCTTAAGTAATTGAAAATTGAAATAAATTTAAAATATTATTTTTTTTTAATAAATAAAATAATAATGTCTTGTAAAACATCAAGTGATTATATGGCTATGTCTGTTTGTGGTTCAGTTGGGTGTTTTTGTTTCTTAGTATCAGCCGCATCTATGTTTGGTTATATTTATACTGCTGGAAATAAACGGTATGAATTTTTAGGTGAAGTATCAATATATGCTGTTTTACTATCATTCTTATTTATGGTCATTACTTCAAATATAAGAGATGAATATAGAAGAAGTCCATCGAAACCAAAATCAACAAAAGTAACACCTGTAGATACTACTGATGATTTTCCTTAGTTTCTTGTTCATTTTCATCCTCTTCTCCAACTATCATATCTTTACATATATATTTACAATTTTTTATCCAATCCGGACAACCACATTCTTCTAATCTTACTGAAAATACTACAAGTGTAAATACAGTCATAATAACTATAATAGCTATTAATCCGGTATTTTTTGTTACAATATACATATACAATAACATCATTATTAAAATAAGAAATATTAATAATAAATTATCTATACAACACTTTGGGGATGCTCTTTCTTTACACATAATTAATTAGTAATATATTTATTTCTTTAAAATGCTTTTATAAATCAATAGCTTATAAAATTGAACTTATATTATATTACTGTATGATAATAAAAATGAACCATTTCTTTGACTTACCACAAGAATTAATTAACTATATATATAGTTTTGATTTAACAAGTCGAGAAAAATTTAAAGATACATTAGATGAAATAAATAAATGTAAAAATTTTGTGATTTGGAGAACATATAATTACCCAGTAACAGTTATTAAATATGCGGTTAAATGGAAAAATAAAGAATGTTTTGAAAAAGGACACACAATAGAAATAACTAAGCCTTTTGGTGTTTTATGTAAATGTAGAGATTGTGGTGCGATTCAGGGATTTAATTATAGAGATAGTTTATATCATTATACGCATTTACCCAAACATTTGCGTTGTGGACACTATACAGATTATACTTAATATTCATTATAAAATTGAAATTAAATATATAACATATAAAATTTTATATTAGATAAGTATGGGTGAAACAAAACAAACAAGTAGCGTAGAATTAAATAAAACGTTTAATCATATAATTGAAAACTATAGATTTGGTAATTTATCGGATGAAATTTGTAAAGAAATATGGAAGGATGGTAGACCATTCTCTCATTTTATTGAAGTTTGGCTTGCAGAAAACTATCCATTAATACATGTAAAAGGATGTAAAAAGTATGATTTTATAGATAAAAATTGTCCCGAAATCTTATATGATGAAAAAACATTTACAAAAGGCGGTTGCAAATTTTGTCCTTCAAATATGTTAGGACAAGGAAGAAAATTTGACCAGGCTTTATTTGAAAAAAAAACAAAAAAATTAATATTTTGCATTGTTTCAAATATTAATTTTCCAAATATAAAAGTAAGATTTGTAAAAGGTGAAACATTGTTGGAGAATGAGAAGTGGAGAAAAGGAACAATACCATTAAAAGACCATGTTGAATTCTTTAATTAATTCTTGTTTAGATATTGATTTTGGACCACAAGTATTGTTTTTACAATTATAATTAATTTTTTTTAATTTATCAAATAACGCATCAGTTAATTCTATATCAAATTTAATAAAGTAGTGTGATTGTATGGATTTATTTTCTGTTTCACGATCGATATTTCCTGCTTTCCCGCCTACACGTCTAAATGATATATCATGATTATCCATTTTTTTTACAAATTTATAATTCTTAGGTTTTAGTTTTTTAGGGAGTATTCGAACAACATCCTTTTTAATCCATATTTGAAATACACAAGGCACGTCATATTCTTTTTTTTCAACCATAAATGAATTTTTGGGTAAATCATATTCACATATAAGATGGAAATTTGGTGGATAATGTTTTTTTAAACTATCTTTTTTAAAACTTTTAGGTAATATAAATGAAATACTATCACAATATTCACATGATTTTTTTATAAATTTAATAGCCAGAGATGATTGACGACCAAAAGGTGGATTACCTATAATATGAATCTTACTATTTGGTTCTTTATTTATTGTGTTATAATCATATTCTAAATAATCTTTCTTTATTATTTCATCATTTTCTGGTTCTAAATCATAAAATTTATAATTATTAAATAATGATTTTATACTATTAATAAATGACCCATTACCAGCACTTGGTTCAATACATAAATCTGTTTCTTGTATATTAATTTTTTCTTTTATTAACTCCATACATTTATTTACTATAGTATGAGCTGTATAAAATTTATCGATTGTTTCTCTTTTTAATCCTGTTTTTTTCATAGTTTATATATTATTTGTAATGTTTATTTATTTAATCAATTTTATTAACAATTAATAGGGGAAACAACATCTAAAACAACAAAAAATTTTTTTCATAGACCTAATATCTTTTTTTAATAAGGCTTCTTTTTGTTTGCTAATTTGTTTGAACATTTATATATTACATTTTATAATAAAACAAATACCATTTTAATGTATCTTTATTTCTAACATCGGTATAGCAACAATGCACTCTATATCCGTCTTTCAATCCCCATTTTTTTTCATTCATTACATCAGTTACACTCATTATTTTATATTGACCTCTTATGTAATTTTTGTAATATCCGGTATTTTTATCCTTCCTTTTATTATCAGGATTTTGAGGACCTCTTTTATTGATTCCATTTTCTAAAAATTTTTGTTTGAGTTCATTTTTGAAAAAGTTACTAAGTTCTTGCCATGTATTGAATGGTTTGTCTGTTCCCATAATTTCTCTTTCTTCCATTACATTAGTTTTACTTTCTCCACCAGCTGGTACATTAAAGGTGCCTCGAGATTCAGTTCCTCCACAAACACTTGATTTAGTTGTATTTGATTTCCATTGTATCATTAGCTCTGTAGTAAAATCACTATCCCATAAGTTTCTATATTTTATAATACTATCAATATTTGTAAATATGTGGGTTTTTCCATTGTCGTCATAACCAGTTGCTCTCCCTATAAGTCCTTGAATCATAGTGGAATCATTTATATTTTTTGAGATTCTTTCATATAGTATTCCCAAATGTTTTTTGTGTAATGTAACAGCCATTCGTAACATTTCTTTTATGAATATAAAAGTATGTTTTTTAGGTTTAATTTTTAAATACCTATCATTTATGCTTGTCATATCATTTGATTTTTTTGAATCCCCGTCAAATGTTTCAAATTTATATTTTTCATTATTAAATACACTCTTAAACATATTTATTACTTCATTTTGATGAGAGGCTGGGGGTGTTCTAATTATATGATACATAGGTTCATTGTATAGTGTAGTTATTTTTGATTTTACATCTTCAATATTTTTAATAGCTTCATCTCGGTCATATTTACCGGTGTTTCTATTATAACAACATAAATCTTGAAATTGACTAACTCTTTTTTGTTGTAATAGATCGTGTGCTCCAATGTAATTACAACCTGATCTCATTTTGATTATTTTAGCGTGCTGTCTCCATCCATTTAAATCATATACGGTACCATCAGGAGTTGCTGAAAATTCCACAATTTTAATATCATTTTTTAAACAATATTCTAAATCGTTAAATCCTAATTTTTTAAATAATGAATCCATAGATTGACCACTTTTTGCGGCTACATGAACTTCGTCCATTATAAATAGAATATTCTTTTTTCCTTTTATTTCTTTAACCAGTTTATTGAGTGGACCATTTTTTTTTCCAAAATCTGGTCTATGATAAATATTTTTTTCTAATATATCCGCAACTCTTATTTTTGTTTGTTTTTTCCAGGCTGTGCTACTGTGACCAGTAATCAAATAAATATTTTCAATAGGTATTAAATGTTCAGCGGTGTATTCTTTACATATTGAAATCATAGCACCAGTTTTACCGCTTTGTGTTTTGGCAATAACTAAAACATTTATTAATTTTTGTGGCTTTGTAGCAAAAGCCGCTTGAACTCTCATACCAATACACTCTTGTTGTAGGAAAATAGTTGATATATTTTTTTCGTGGTTCATTTCAATCTGCGAATTCAATACTATAACTTCCAATTTCATTACTTTTTTTTCTTTATCAGTATAAATTACTAATGTTCTATTATCTCTATATAAGCGCGAATCCACAACAGGCATATTAGAAATGTAATTTAATAAAAAATATTAGATTTAAATAGATTTCAATTTTAAGATATACATTGAGTTAGATATATAAACTTTGATTGGTCGCAATACTCTTAAGCACCTTGTCCTTAACAAAACTAAGCGTGTGTAACAGTTTCATATTTTCCTGAATAATACATGCTTTTTCTAATTCATTACAAATATTTACAATTTTTAAGATGGCTTTTACAAATTCACCAATATAAATGTTATATTTTTTTGCATCAATATAAATTTTATTACAAGCAGCTTCGTTTTCTGCTGAGCACCAACTAAACATATAATCACACATGTCATATTGGACATCATAAGAATCTGTGAAATTTGTCTGATATTTAGATTCAATATCGTAATAATAGTTTAATCTATTTTTAATTTGTTTTACCGCAGTTTTGATTTTATCATTTACAGATGTGCTTGAAATATTAGGATACGCGTCTTCCTGACTGATACGGATAGGTGTAAATATAATTAATACGCTTACAAGTTCTTCTACTCTGAGATTATCCAAACAACCATCTTTTAAAATATCAGTTACAGCTAGAGGATGAATTTCATGAAGATTCGCAGCCATCATTCCCTTAACTGTTGGTACTAATTGACTATAATCTTCATAGGAGAACTCACCTTCAATAAATCCCTCATCTTTTAAAACTTGAGTATGGAGAGATATTTCACTTTTGATATAAGAATTGGTATTTTCAATCTTTTTGGTTATTTTATTAATATTATGTTGTGTTTCCAATAAATTAAGATATTTTTTGTAATCGGCTTCTAGTGATTTGTAACTTTCTTCAATATTAGATAATTTTCTTTGAATAATTTTTTGTTTCTTTTTTGAAGACATTTTAATTAGTTTTTTATTATCATGATAATCTTTTAGGGTTCCATAAGGAACTCTTAAATATTTCATTGCTTCTTCTTTCAATCTTTTTTCGTTAATAAGATTAGTTTGTTCAATTAAATAATTGGATAACTCTGCTGAAATTTCATTAGATAACATACTTTTGTTAGCATAACCAATAAAATCTGTATTACCGCTTGCTAACATTGATACAATAAGTTTATAGTCGATACAGAATTTAGATGATAGTGTTTCTGGTTTTCCACTTAACATACTTCGATACACAGACGCGGGCGGCATACTGTCTCTGCTGTCATAAATATTGGTTAAATGAATAATAGTTCCTTTATTATCCTTACCTCTTCTTCCAGCACGACCAGCACCCTGTCCGTATTCGTGACTGTGTAGGAATCTAAATCCCTTGCCATCATACTTTTTAAGACCAGTATAAATAACACTTTTGATTGCTACATTAACACCGATTGCGAATGTTTCAGTAGCAACTAGTAATTTAATATATTGTTTCCTGTATAGTATTTCAATCATTTCTCTAAATACAGGAGTAACTCCACTGTGATGAACGGCGACACCTTTTTGTAATAGTTTTGAAATTTCATGAAATTCAGGTAATGCGACATATTCCTTCCAATTGGATAATTTACTAATCAAAATTTTCTTAGCTTCTTTAACAATAATACTAGGAATTTTGGAGTCCTCTTCAAATAAAGATTTTTGAATCATTTTAGCCCAAACGTGACATTGTTTTCTAGAAAATACAAATACTAAAGTTGGAAGTAAATTATTTTGTCTAAGATAATCAATAGCTTTATTAAATACAAATGACTGTTTTACTTGAATTTTTCTATCATAAATATATTTCAATGCTTTTTTGATTTTATCATATGTTTTTTCTTCAAATGGTTTATCTTGATATTTGATAAGTGTTAGTTTATTACACATTTCTCCTAATAAATCTCCATCAACGCCTTTAAGGTTATTTATATTAGAATCTGGTAATGTGATAAAAGAATAGTGTCCTAGTGGAACATTTCTAATAGTAGATTCACATAGGTAAATTTCACCTCTATTAGCTTGATTAGGACTTTCAGACCATTTACATAGTGTTTCTGGAGAAGCGATAGTAGCACTGAGACCTATATAAGGTATATGTTTTGGTTGATTCATAATAGATTTTTCCCAAATATGTCCTCTATCTCTATCATTAATATAATGAATTTCATCATGAATAACAATACCAAGTTCATTATCAATATCCATAGAAAACTCTAGACCTAGTTTATTGGGGTCATAGTCTGGCTGACTTTTAATAAACATAAGTTTTAAAAGAGTGTTAAGATAAATTTCTGTAGTCATAATTAAAACTTGTGCTTCAGGATTAAATTTATTGTCTCCGGTAAGAAGACCAAATGAAATGTTAGGAAATTTTTCACTTAATTCAGCAAGTTTATCATTACTTAAAGCCTTAATAGGTGTAGTATAAATTACTTTCTTTCCTGATTTAGTAAAATGATCAATGGCAAATTCAGCAGGGAGAGTTTTCCCCGAACCTGTTGGGGCACAAACCAATGTATCATTAGAATTATAAATAGAATAAATAGCCCATTTTTGAAAGTTTGATAAAACAAATGGCCATCTGGAAAATATTTCTTTAAAATCATTATCAAGGGAGGTAGGAAACGAATTATTGGCATATTTCATTGTTATGAATATGAATATATTTTTAATATATTTTTTTAATTTAATTTCAATTTATTAAAAAAAATTATAATAATTAGATATTAAAAGTTATAATTAGGATTTTTATATAATTTACAATGTTTACAAATCCAAGAACAGTGGGATTGAATATCATCATAATCTCTTATCCATTCATGTTTGCATGTAGAAAATAATTCTTTTTTTAATTTTATAATTTCTTTTTCGACTAATTTAATATTTTGTTGGTAGTAAAGAATTAAGCTTTTTTTTTCTAAAATAGTATTTGAAATAATTTGGGATTGTGGATTCATTTTATAATATGAATATTATTCATTTATATTATAATCAATTTATTTATAAAAATTCTTCGATAGGTAGATAATGACCAAAATACTTATCAATAATTTTTTTACATAAAAAAATTTCCATAAGTCTTAATTTATTATTAAGGTTTTTTCTAATTTCATCAGTAATATTTGATAATTTATGGTTAGGTCCCCAATTACCTTTACAAATAATAGTATTACAACAGGGACACTTGTCACCAAAATATTTATTATAAAAAGAAAAACTGGAAGGTAGTAATGATATATAATCATAGTTTGAATTACCAATATAAACACTAGGAGGTCTAAAAGGATATTGTAAATTCCAAAATTTAAAAGTAATTGTAATAGGGTGGTAAAAATTATCAAAAAACATATAAAAAGTCATAATATTTTTATTTGTGTTTATATAGAATGTTTTTTTTTGATTTTGAAAATCGGAGGTCCATTCTCTTTGTAATTCATTAGATAATCTTTTTCCAGGACATCTAGTATTTAAGATATTATCAATATTATTTTTGTAAGGTCTAATCATATAATTTATTTAAAATTATATAAATATATTTAAGCCTTTCCTACAAAATGTTTGTTCATATATTTTTGTAGATTAAAGTAAGTAACTTCATCAGAGGATTTAACACCTAGTAAAGATTTGAGAGCATTATCCGGTTTAATAACCTTTTTCTTTTCCTTATCAGGAAGATTATTGGATTTAATATAGTGAATAATGTATTTAGTGACTTCAGTTCTAGCCATTTCAGAACCTTCAGGCTTACCCATAAATTTACATAAATCACTGGAAATTTTGGTTGGAACAGCAAATCCAGATGCTTTTCTATTTCCCTTATTTTTATTTTTTTGAACTTCACGTTCAAGTTGTCTCATTTTTTTTTTAACATTTTTTTCTATGGATTTAACTTGAGCTGAAAGCATACTAAGTTGAGATTTAAAACTAGACAAGGAGTTTAGTAAAGTAGCAAACTGCTCAGTAATAATAGAAGAAGCATCACTAGTATTTTGAGTGGAACTCATTTATATTCTACATTAATGGGGGTGTTTTTAAATCAATTTTAATGTAATATTATTAAATGTAAGTATTTGAATAAATAAATAATTAATAAAATTTTATAATTTAGTTTTATTAATTTATTTTATTCTATTTATGCGTTCTCCTGACTTCGGCGTTGATTTCCCTTAGAGCGACGAGTTAGGACCCACTCATCATTACCGCCTTCGCGAGGACCTCCTCCTCTGGGTCGAACACGACGATTCTGTCCCTGACGACGAGGGCGCCTACTCTTGTGTGAAGAATCAACATCATCTGAACCATCTTCACCATCTTCTCTGGAAGAACGGTTCGCGTTTCTTGTCTCACACATAAGCCATCCGTCAAGAACTCCCTTTACATCTCCAGCCTGATATGGATGCTCATCATTATCGCTCTCTCTTAGTGAGAATGAAACATACTCGCCTTGAACAAGATACTTGTATTGTTCATCATTTACTACAATCCCTGAATGATGAACAAAAATATCCTCGTCTTTCTTTTCACCTTCCATTACTGTTACAAAACCGAAGCCCGCCCTGTTGTTGAACCACTTTACACGTCCTGTAAGTCGATCAGAAGAAGTATCACCCGTGAGGGGCGTTGTGCTGCTAGAACCATCATTTGACATGATATATACTATTAAATCATCTCCTTTCTAAGTTAATTAAATATATTATTTATTAAGTATTCTAGAAAATTGAATTAAAAAAACTTTACTACAATTTCTACATATAAAAATGTCTATATCTCGTGTTGTTGTTCGATTTATTCTTGTCGTTTCTGTAACCATATTTCTTCATTGGTCTTTAATTAATTCATATGTTTATTTCTGTGCTCCTCCTACAATCATAGGAATATTTAAAACGTTTTTGAGTTTAGGATCACCTGTCTGTCATACGCTAAATATGATACAATTTGAACTTGCCAAACATTATGTTACTATCTGGACTGGTGCTGGTATTGCTGCTGTGGCATGGGGTGTCAAATTACTAACTAATAATTCTCAAAATACTACTAATATTTCTTAATTATAATTTAAAATTTTAATAAATATTAATATTATGAATAGAAAAAAAAATTTAAGTATGTCTATAATGTTTGAAAACAGAAAAATATCCAATGAAATTTCAATACCTAAAACGACTCCATCTATATGGATTCCTAGTCAAAATATAAGTAAATGTTATAAATGTAAGGATACTTTTTCTATATGGAAAAGAAAACACCATTGTAGAATTTGTGGAAGAATTTTTTGTTCTTATTGTGCTGATGAATGGGGTATTATACCTAGTCTAATTAATTTAACTTCTCCTCCTGATAATAATTTTTCATTGAATTCAATATTATATAAAGAAAGGCGAATGTGTAAAGATTGTAATAGTCAATCACAATTTATCAAAAAATCATCTTTATATATTTATATTTTTACTAATCTACCTCTAACATTCAAAGAATTGTATGATATTAGACTTGTAAATAAAGAGTGGTGTAAAGCTATTAATACTATTTTATCTTTTTATAAAGGTGTTCAATATAAACTACCATGTCAAGAACTTACTAAGTTAGAAAAAAAGGTCCTATGGAATCATCGATTTGAGTTCTCTCAACATTTTTTTTTGATGAGTAAATGTTTATCTTCTTTTAAAAATGGAGAGAAAATTTCAGCACTTGAACAATTAATTTTATTTTACAACAAAAAAATTACACACTATGATTGTAAAAAAATAGCTTGTAGGAGAAATTGTTCTCCAAGTCCAAAGATTGAAGAAATTTTAGAAATATGTTCTAATGAAATTGTTATTTCCAATAAAATTGCTAGACTTTGGTTATTGAATAATTTTAAATTACTTAAAAGTAGTGAAATAAAAATGATAATTCCCTGGTTAATTAATTTAGGTTTAAAACATTATAGTGTATTTTACGATATAATCATACCATTATGTTCTAGTAATAACAATTTAATTTACTCTTTTTTTTTCGAATGTGATTTTTTTATGATTGATAAAATTTTATATTATAAATTAACCCCTATTCTTAATCGCTTTTTACAAAAATTAGATTCTAATATCGTAAAAGAATTGTATAAAACATTAGATTTTGTCAAATTTATAAATGAAAATATTTTTTTAAATTTATCAAATAGTAAATGGGAAAGTCAAGTAAATAATTGGATTTCTGAAAGAGGACCTGTTAGGTTGCCATGGGACAGTTCTACTGTTTGTATAGGAATTGCCTCTGAAGCTATTACTGTTTTTAATTCTGCCACTAAACCATGGAAGATTCCTTTGATTGTCAGAAATAAAAATGGAGAGAAAATCGTTAATATTCTTGTTAAATTTGAAGATGTAAGAAAAGATAAATTAACTATGATTGTTTCCAAATTTTTAAATAATATTTGTAAAGGTTTGGTAGATATAGAAACATACAATATTTTTCCCGTTTATGAAACATGTGGTTGGATTGAAATGGTAGAAAAATCATCTACTATGTATGATATAAAACATAAATACAAAACTACATTACAAAATTATATTATGGATTTAAATCCTAATATTACTGTAAAAAAAATGAGGGAAAAATTTATAAAAACATGTGTTTCGTCATGTGTTCTATGCTATGTTATGGGTGTGGGCGATAGACATCTTGAAAACATATTAGTAACTAAAGATGGTAAATTATTACATATTGATTTCTCATATATATTAGGAGATGACCCAAAAAATTTAAAGGTTGAAATGAAAATAACTGAAGATATGGTTAATATGTTGGGTGGTATTAATTCTAAATTTTACAATATTTTTAAAGAAAATTGTTCATTGGCTTATAAAAAAATGAGACTTAGAAGTTCATTATGGTATATTTTATTATCTTATCTTAATTTTTCTCTTCCTAGTATTGATGCTTTTAAATATACAGAATTAGTAATTAAAAATCATATTATTGAAAGATTATTACCTGGAGAAAATAATAGCGAAGCGTCTATGCAGATTATAGATATAGTAGATAGGTCATCTAAAACTAGTTGGACACAAAATATTGCTGAATTTACTCATAAAATAAGTAATACTTTAAGAGAAGCTACACAGTTTAATATGGAATTATAATATATTTATATTATATATTATAATATGGCATCGCCAAAAAGAAATTCATCACTGATTACACCAGACCAATCTCCCGCTAAAAATTCTGGAAAAGGAACAGAAGAAGGACGCAGGAACCGTAAAAATTGCTTGATAAGCAACAAAGATGAGATTAAGTCACAGAGAACTTATTTATATAATAATATTAATAAAAGTGGCTTGTTAAACAAACCAAATGAAGATATACTCACCTCCAGTCGGGAAGATTTTACTCCTTGTCCGGAAGTGAAAAAAAAACAAGATGACCAATTAGGCCCAGGATTATCATATCTTAATTATACTTCTGGGTATTTGGGTAATTTCAACCCACAAGAACATTTGGGTGGAGACCGCTCTAGTGCTGAAAAAGCCGCGGCACAGAGCGCTATAAACCAGGCAGAAAGAACTATAGGAAAATATATTAAGGGGGCCGCAGCGGCGGATCAGAAGAAGGCCAATATAAATAATGACGCATACCATAAAAAATTTGATAATTATTGGTCAACTGAAAATTTTGTAGAATTTGACGCTTCATTTTGTTGGTTATGTAGCAAACCATTATGTGTAAATAAGTGTACAGGGACTCCTCAAAGTGAACACAAAAACCCTTGTTTTTCTATGGCAATATTAGGTACTGGATTATCTTATGTTAATGGGAAATCTAAGAAAGCTGAGGATAGCTGCGATCGACCTGGAGGAAAATCTACGAAAAAAACATATCCTTCATTAAGATTTGTGGAGGATTCGCTTAACAATGATGAATTTATCGATTATCAAATTTGGAAAGCTCTGACAAGAGCAGAAGGTATGGCATGGGCTCATCCTTGGTGTAATAATAAAAAGAGTGGAACACCATTTATTTCTCTTAGAACTAAATCAGAATCGCGGAAGCCGTCGGAAGCAGCAGGAGACGGTGGCGGGGGAGAATCAAAAGAATCATCAGATGTTAAATATATGTATATAATAGAATATGATAATATAAAACGATTTTTAGAAGAGATTTCAAACTCTCCAGGGACTGTTCAACGCATAAACATGAATCATCCTTCTATACGACAAGGCAATCTCTGTAATGGTGAAACAGGAAAAGAGAAATTGCCAGATGATGGCACCTGCGACCCCGATTTTTTTGGTACCGAAGATAATAGAAAAAAATGGTTTAATATGGCATATCATAATATTATTGTCAGATTAATACCTCTATGGTGTTTATTAAACCAAGGTATAGATATACAAAAAGATATTAAAGAATTTTGTTCTGGTTTATTGAGTTATTCAAGCCCAGCAGCAAAAGCAGCAGCAGAACAAGGAACAGCATCATCATCATCATCATCATCATCATCATCATCATCATCATCATTATCATCCGCACTCGCAAAACAAGAAAAGATGGGAGATTTGAGGAGAAGTTTTTCCATAATTTTAAATGAGAGTCAGAAATGTAATATCAAAAATAGGATTATACAAAATTGTGCGAGGTTAAAAGTATATGAGGCAGCAAAAGAAGGTTCAGAAGTATATCAATTAGGTGAAATGGCAAAAAGATGTAACCAAGCATCATCATTATCATCAGAATCTTGTGACTCAAGTGAAGCAGCAATAAAAGTTAATGAATTGATTAGAAGCTTTTATGGTAATGGACAGGATGGCGCCCAATTATTAGGTTTAATTAGCAATGACGAAATTGAAAAAGCCGAGATGGATATTATGAGTGGTTTATCATCTGAACAAGCACGGGATCAATGGGAGAAGAAGTTTGCGCATAAGAAGAATCAGCCGGGCAAGATGGAGACGGTGCCTGAAAGTTCTGAGGAAGATGATGAAGAGGGGGAAGGGCTCACTGAGGTATCGTCTGTGGACGAAGGGAATAAGCGAAAGCGCAAAAATGCCAGCAGCTCTGATGACGAATCGCTGGACCTGAACAGTTTCAGGGTGCTTCGCCGTCGTTCTTCGGTCCTCCCTTCCCAGCCGACCGAATCCCAGTCGAGCCAATCCCAGGGTAAGGGCGGGAACAGAATAATTAAGAAATTAAGAAAAAAGAAAAAGAAGAAAACAAAAGGAAGAAAAACAAAACGTAAAAAGAAAACAAAACGTAAGAAAAAAACAAAACGCAAAAAGCGTAGAAAAATAAAAAAGAAAACAAAGAAGAAACGATAAAAAATTGAATAATAAAATAGATATTATATATTTTTACAATATCTATTATGGATTACTCTACCGACATATCTTGTTTTAGTTATGCTTGTTCAAGTTGTAATGAAGAACAGGTAAATAAATTAAAAAATACAAATAAATTATTATTACCTCAAAGTGTATTATATTCTCTCCAAGAAGAAAATGAAGAGTTTGATTCTCCGTTGTTTTTCAAGTTAAAAAATAAATTAAATGAATTTTATCAGGTATGTGGTGTTCATGAATTTTCAGCACCACCTGGTGTTATTCACGCACCATTTTATATTATGAATACATTGGGTATAAAGGAAGGAGATACTGTAAATATTGAATTGGTTTCACCTCCTGACGGTTCCTTTATTAAAATTCGTCCTCATAAAACAGAATTTATAGAATTAACAAATCCTAAGGCAGTAATGGAAAAGATTTTAAGTAGAGATTATCAAGTTTTAACCGAAGGACATACAATTCAATTAAATTATACAGATTTGAATAAAGTATTTGAAATAGATATTGTGGAAACAAAACCAAGTTCAACAATAAAAATCGTTGATGTAAATCTAGAAGTAGATTTTGATACTCCATTAGATTATGTGGAGCCAGTAAAAGAAGAAAAAGTTAGGGATATATCTAAAAATGTAAATAATTATTCTCAAAATTATGATATGAAAAGATTTCCCGGTAAAGGATATAGACTAGGTTCAGTATAGAAAATTGAAATAAAATGCTACAAAATTTTTTTTGATATAAATAATTGAAATATGGAAATTCTTGCCGCACCAGACACTCTTCGTATTGTATTGAAATGTTTTGCCGATAAGTTATGGGAAAAAATGGAAGTCCAGAAAATGGGTAAATTAGAAAATCATTTTAAAGAAATTTATTACACTGCCGTGATTGATATTTTAGGTCTGGAAGAAGAAGGTAATAAAATGAATAATACGGATGATAGTGGAGAGGAAAAAGAGGTTGTAGAAAAAAATGAAATACCAAAAGAAAAAGCGATAAAGAAACCTAAAATACCTATACCATTTTATGGACATGTAGTAGATTGTTGGTGTTATGGTATAAAAAAGAATCATGGATTATATACACAGTGTCCTAAGCCAAAACCAAATGGGGAGATTTATTGTAAAGTGTGTGCTAAGCAAGCAATGAGTAATGCTTCAGGAAAGCCAAATTGTGGAGATATTAGAGATAGGGCAAAAGAATGGAGTGATGAATTAAGTTATAAACCTTCTGGAATGACTAAGGAAATTCCATATGCTAATTTAATGAAAAAATTAAATATTGATATTTGTGATGCGAATGAAATCACAAATTCTTTGGGATGGGGTGATATACCGCAATGTCATTTAGTTGAAAAAAAAACAAGGCGAGGAAGACCAAAAACAAAAGTGGTAGTGGAAGATAGTGATGACGATGAACCTAAGAAAAGAGGAAGACCAAAGAAAAAGAAAAATGAAATATCAAATGCTGATTTAGTAGCACAATTTATGATGAATCAGTAATATTATTTAATTTATAAAATTTTTTTATTTATTAATAAAAATATTAAAAACATAATAAGTATATGATACAATATGAATAATAAAAATTTAAAAGAAAAACTTTATTCAATGGTGCTGCCAGAAAAAAAAATACAAAATAAAAAAGAAAAAATAAAAAGAGGTGTAATAAAGAATAAGGAAAGTTTATTAATAAGGTCATTAGATTTGGCTAAGCATTACGATAAAAACTTCGCACCAATAGATTTTATTTATAAAATAAAAAATTATTTATCTGAAGAGAAATGTAATTTATTTGTAGATTTTTATAATGAATACAAAGATTTTGCGAAAAATGATGATTTAAATATAGACAAGATTCTTGTAAATTTAAGAAAAACTAGAGATAAAGATGATGAAGAGTTAAAACGGGCAGAAAAAGTATTTGAAACGATTTGTTGTGTTTTGTACATAGGTGGGTTGCGGTACTTGCGTGTGTTGCCGTGTATATTAAAAGATTTAGGAGTGTCCTGGTTGTCGCATCACATAAGGAACCCCCATCGGTTCTCAGAA